GTGTGGGACGAGGCGCGCGACGCGCGGCTATGGCTCGGCCGCGCGCCTGTTGTTGCGCACCCACCCTGCCGGCTGTGGGCCAAGCTGCGGCAGTTTGCCAAGTCAGCCAACCCGCAGGCAGAACGCCAACTTGGTATCGATGCTGTGGCTCACGTTCGCGCCTTCGGCGGCGTATTGGAGCATCCGGCCGAGTCTACTTTGTTCGCTCACTGCGGTCTTCCAACTCCAGGCCGCGCGCCTGACGCCTTCGGCGGCTGGACGGCCGAGATCAGGCAATGCGACTGGGGGCACAAGGCTGAGAAGCTGACATGGCTCTACATCGTCGGCGTTCACCCGGATGACTTGCCGCCGCTGCCGCCGCGTGGCGAACCGATCGGCGTTATCAAACCGCAGCGCGGTGTGCCTCGGACTCTGAAGATCGTCACAAAGGCAGAGCGCGAGCACACCCCGCCCGCCCTCGCTAAATGGCTCGTTGAACTCGCTAGGCGAACCAGCGTCTTGCAGGAGATTGCAGCATGAAAACCAACGTTTCCCAAACCTCCATTTCCGCTTACCGAGATCTCGACCTCGCCGAATGCGAGCGTCAGGTGCTGGCATTCATGCGGCCCGGCCAGGCTTACACAGATAGCGAGATTGCGAGGGCTCTGGGCAAGGTGCCGAGTTGGGTATCAGCCCGCCGCAACAGGCTGATTGAGGCCATCAAGGTCGAGTACGTCTGCAACGTCAAGTGCCCCATTACCGGCAAGACGGTCAAGGCCCACAGGCTGGTGGCGACTCAGCGTGAATTGGAGTTGCACTGATGGCCCGCATTCGATCCATTAAGCCCGAGTTTCCTCAGTCAGAAAGCATGGGGAACGTGAGCCGTGACGCGCGCTTGCTGTTCATGATGATGTGGACTATCGCCGACGATTCGGGGAGGCTTCGCGGAAATTCTCGAATGCTCGCGAGTCTTCTTTTCCCGTATGACGATGACGCACCAGGCCTCATCGGCGGCTGGCTTGATGAGTTGGACCGGGAGGGTTGCATCGGCAGATACACCCATGACGGATCAACCTACATCGAGGTAACCAACTGGCTGTCACACCAGAAGATTGACAAGCCAACGCCCTCAAAAATCCCGCCATTCGACCAAGCCTCGCGAATCCTCGCGAATCCTCGCGAATCCTCGTCGGAGGAGAGGAGGGGAGAGGAAGGGAGAGGAGAGGAAGGGATTAAGGAAGGGAATGCGCCCGACTCATCGGGCTCGGCGAACAAGTCGCCCGCCTGGTCCACCAAGTCCGTGATTGCCGAGGGCGTCGATGCAACACACCTCAAGGACTGGATCAAAGCCAGGAAGTCTGCGCTCACCGAAACCGCATGGGCTGGACTCAAGGCTGAGGCCAGCAAGGCCGGCATCGAACCCGCCGAGGCTGTGCGCATCTGCGCCGTGAAGGGTTGGCGCGGCTTCGATTCGACATGGAACTGGCGCAGCGCCGCGCTGGACGCGAAACCAGAAACCGACGCTCGCGACAACGAAATCCTGCGTCTGATGCGCAAGCAACAAGGAGAGGTCATCGATGCGTGACGACGACATTCTGGAGTTCACGAAGATGCTCGATGCGACTTGCGCGATGCTCAGCCGTGGGGCCTACAAGCCCAATGCGACCAGCTCGCTGATGTTCTTCCGGGCGTTGCAGCGATTCAGCTTCGATGCAGTGCAGGGCGCCTTCTCGGCGCATGTGGCGGACCCCGTGCGCGGCAAGTTCGTGCCTACGCCTGCGGACATCATCGCGCAGCTTGAGGATGTCGCATCACATGATGGTCGGCCTGATGCCGAAGAGGCTTGGGCGCTTTCCTTTCGTGCGCTTGATGAGGCTGCAACTGTTGTTTGGACGGCTGAAATGGCCGAGGCCTATGGCACTGTAAAGCCCCTGCTTGATGCTGGCGATGAAGTAGGCGCGCGGATGGCGTTCAAGTCCACATACAGCCGACTCGTTTCGGAGGCGCGTGCACGCCGCTCCAAGCCTAGCTGGTCCGCATCGCTTGGACACAGCAAGACTGAACAAATCCAAGCGCTCAAACCTCATGTAGAGCTTGGGAGGCTACCAGCATCGATGCTGCAGCTATCGCAACCATCTGTCACGCTGCTTGAGCTATCAAAGTCGCCAGATGCACCCGCCAAGGCTCGCGAAGCTCTGATGGATGTGAGAAATCAGATTCTTGCGCGCCGAAATGGACCCAGCCTTGACTTCTCCGAGAAGACGCGGACCAGCGAACTCAAAGCCCAAGCGTCGGCAGCCGTCGAGCAGTATGAATCGGCGATGCGAGGTGCAGCATGAACTTCACATCCACGTCCGCCTGCGTTGGCGGCCGGTACGCGCCGGCATCAATGCCTATCGCCGCACTGGCTATCCCGAGGGCTTTGCAGTCAATCGAAATCGAGGGCTTTGATGCCCTGACGCACCGCGAGCGCCAGACCGTCGAGCTGCTCATCAAGCACGGCATCTGCAAGCTGGTCGCCGCCGAAATGGAGATCTCGATGAAGACCGTTGAACAGCATTTGCACCGCGCCAGGGTCAAGACCGGGCACCGGAATTTCATCCATCTGACGTTCGCCTTTGCCCGCTGGGCGCAAGAGCAAGGGAGATTTGAATGAGCAAAACGACTCGAAAGCCGCAATTCAATAGCATCAAAACGCTCGCAGATTTGCGTGGCCGATGCGTCATTGATGGTGGGTGCTGGATATGGCGAATGGCCGCTTCAAACGGAAAAGAGCCTCGCGCTTGGTACGTTGACCCAGACACCGGAAAAGGCCGCGCATGGATAGGCGCGCGCCTGGCGCTACGCCTTGCCACCGGAATCGATCCAGTTGGCAATGTGTACCGGCCCATTTGCATGGATGCAAAGTGCATCAACCCAGACCACCTCAAGACCGGAACGCGCGCTGAGGTTGGGGCATGGTGGGCCGGCACCGGAAAGCTCAAGGGCAATCCTCGTGTGATTGCGGCGAATACCGTTACGGGGCGAAAGTACTCAAAGTTGACGCTGGCCGATGCGGCGCTGATCCGTAAAAGCGACGAGACCGGAATTGCGCTAGCTATGCAGCTAGGCGTCAATCAAACGCTTGTATCGGCAATCCGCCTCGGCAAGAAATGGAAGGATGCTGCGGCCAATGGCTCTAGCGTATTTGCATGGAGGCCAGCAGCATGACCCGCCGAGCCTACCGGCCAAAGGGCGTTAATCCAAACGCCTTGATCATGGCGATGCAGGGCGCATCACTGCTTTCTGCTGATGACCAGCTAAAGCGCGCCGCCAGGCTCCACGCCGCCGTGCAGATGGCCGAGAAGTCCAGCATCACGAATTCCGAATGGCGCGAGATTTTCGACGCCGTGAACATGGTTGAGGCTTTCGGAAAAGTCGGGCCAGTCAAAGACGCCGCCGAGTTCGTGCGCGAGCAGCAACTGAACGTAGAGGAGATCCCGAGCCGCCAGCGCGAGACGCGATCCAACTGCCTGCGCCCATGCGAGATCGAGAAGCTACGCGAGCTGGCCAGCACATACGCCCAGGTGCTCGCTGTCGTCACGCACAACGAGTATTTCAAAGCCGAGCAACTGGTGATTCGAAAAGTGGCCCAGGCGATCAGCCGGGGAAATCACGGCAGCGTGAAGATCCTGGAGGCGGCATGAGCCCAACAGGATGGAATAACGGCCTGTGCCAGGACTATTGCCGGGCGCTGCACCAGTGGTTTGCATCGCGCGTTGATGCGCGCTGGCAGGTTCGGAGGGTGTTTGCATGAGCGATCAACGCATCACCCTCACACTGCGAGACGCCCAATCGGCAGCACCCCAACTCGCCCAGGCTTGGCGGTGGATCAAGGCCATGCTGATGGCTGGCCACCGCATCGTGCTGACCGCCCGCAAAGAGACGCGCAGCCTCGCCCAAAACTCAATCATGTGGAGTTGCCTCTCCGACTTGTCGGAGCAAGTCAAGTGGGATGGCGCGCGCCGACTCAAGCCCGAGGCATGGAAGGACTACCTCACCGCACACCTCAACGGCCAGGATCTGGTGCCCAACATGGACGGCACCGGCTTTGTCGCCATTGGCAGAGGCAGCAGCACCTCAGACATGACGATTGCCGAAATGACGGCGGTCATTGACCTGGCCCATGCATTCGGCGATGGGCGAGGGGTGCGCTGGCGCCGCACAAGCATGGGTCGAGATGTGCCAGAAGAGGTTTGTGCGGTACCGCGCCGCAGTCGGGCAAGGGAAGAGGAAGGGATCCCAGCATGAACGCCAACCATCAATCCAATACTTTGCCGGTGCCCACCATGAACCCCACACATCACGTTTGCTGCTATAGCGGTGGCCACACATCGGCCATCGTTGCTATTGAAGTCGTGCGCAAGTACGGCCGCGAGAACGTCACGCTGGTTAACCACGACATAAATTTCACGGTCGAAGACGCCGACATCAAGCGCTTCAAACGTGAAGTGGCCGACTACCTAGGCCTGCCGATCACCTTCGCCAACTACAAGGCCCAGGCCAGCGTGGAAGTCGACCAGTTCGACGTGTGCGTGAAGGCTCAGGCATTCAAGGTCGGCGACGGCTCCGAGCTGTGCACCAGTCGGCTGAAGACCGAGCCCTTCCGCGCCTGGCTGGCCGACAACATGCCCCCAGGCTCGTGCACGGTTTATTACGGATTTGACTCTGGCGAGACGGCGCGTATGCAACGCCGCACGGGTGTCATGGCCAGCATGGGCTACCGTACCGAATACCCGGCTGCCCTGTGGGCTGACCGAACGATCTTGGCGACCGAGGAAATCGGTATTGCTAGGCCCAGCACCTACAGCGTCTTTAAGCACGGTAACTGCATCGGGTGCCTCAAGGCCGGCTGGCAGCACTGGTATGTCGCCTACTGCACCCGAGAGGACATCTGGCTGAAGGCGAAGTGGGCCGAGGAAGAAATCGGCTACGCGATCCACCATGACGATAGCGGCCCGGTCTACCTGGAGGACATGGAAGAGCGCTTCGCCAAGATGAAAGCGGCCGGCGTGCCATGGACTGAGCGCGTCCCGCAGCAGACTTGGTGGGCGCAGGCCCGCAAGATCGTCAAGATTCATGAGGCTGGGCATGCCAATCTACCCTGCGACTGCGCGCACGCGGGCTGAGCTATGAACCGACTCAACCATTTGCTTTGGGTGTTGGCCGAAGAGTGCGCAGAAGTCGCGCAGCGGGCCAGCAAGGCGGCGCGATTTGGCATGGATGAGGTCCAGCCAGGCCAGCCGCTCACCAACGAAGAGCGGATCTGGCAGGAGATGAACGACCTGGCGGCACTGGGCGAGATGCTCATCGCGCTACGCGGCAGCGGCGGCCTTTCCCGCGATGCCATCGAGGCCAAGAAGGAGAAGGTCGAGAAGTTCCTTCTTTACTCCGCAGAGTGCGGGACGCTCAACCCGAGCGCCTGATTTTTCCCATGTAAGAAAACTGCACCCAATGAAGCCAATCGCCCTCATCATGCCCTGGCCCATCATGCGTGAGCTGTCGCCCAACTGGCGCGGCCATTGGTCAGGCAAGGCTCGCGCAAAGAAGAAGCTCCGCGCCGCATGGGCGGGTGCTGCGCTGGAGCAGGGTGCACGCCGGCTGATGGTTGACGCACTGACCGTGCGACTGGTGTTTGTGCCACCCGACAAGCGCGCCCGCGACCTGGACAACCTGCTGGCGAGCTGCAAGGCTGGGCTAGATGGGCTGGCCGATGTGCTGGGTGTGGATGATTCACGCTGGTCTTTGGCAATCAGCAAGGCGGCAGAGCAGGGCGGGTTTGTCAGGGTCGAGGTGACGGTATGAAGCGCGGCGGATTCAAGCCCAAGGCGCCCGCCCGCAGGCCGGCAAAGCAGATCGACTACACGCCGCGCCCTCGCGTCACTGTGCAGGCTCTGGCGATCTCCGAGCCGCGCGCCATTGTCTCCATGCCAAAAGGCCCAAAGACTAAGCCCGGCAAGTGCGCGCCGACTGTGGCAGAGAAGGCTTGGATGGACAGCATCACTGAACTCGGCTGCATTGCCTGCCTGATTGATGGCCACCCTGGCACGCCTGGCGCTGTGCATCACATCCTGTCGGGCGGCCAGCGCATGGGCCACATGCACACGATCTGCCTTTGCCAGCCTGGGCATCACATGGATGGCGCCCAAGCAGGCAAGGTCAGCCGCCACCCATTCAAGGCGCGTTTTGAAAGCCAGTACGGCAGCGAGTCCGATTTGCTGGATATGACGCAGCAACTCGTCAATACCGAAACAGGCCGGGCACGAGAACTCGAAAGGGCCGCAGCATGAACACCACATGCACCGCCTGCGCATCCGGCGCCACCTGCATCAAATCCATGACCCCTGCGCAAATCAACGATCTGCAGGTCGAAATGCTGCATGCTGCCATCAAACCGCCGCCACCCAAAGCGCTTGCTCAGAGAATCGTCGAGTTTTGCGCGGATGAAGAGCGCAGCTACTGGGAAATCATGGCTGAGTTCGACGACTGCAAGGGCTTGGTCAAGACGCTGATAGCGGCCGTCTCGGCTCGCGACTTGATACGGAGACAAGAGCCGAGCGGGACGTATTTCAAGGCAAAGGCCGCCAGATGATGCGCTGTGTGTTCTGCCGCCGCCCGCTTTTCAAAAGCGCCGCACCCGGCCTGCATGTCGGCCCGAAGTGCGCCAAGGACAGGAACCTATTGCCAGACAAGCCCGCGCGCTCTCGGCGCGTGGAAGACCTTGGGCGGGAGATCGACCCGAGGCAGGTGGATTGGGTGAATCTATCAAACAGCGCACCCATAGCGATGCAACTTGACTCCGCCAATCTCCGCTCCATAATCCTTGAGCGGCCCAGCCAACATTAAGGACCGCATGAGCACATCAACCGAAGAGCGATATTCGCGCGCCACCCGCACGAGCCACCTTGAGGTGAAGCCTCACGAGGAGGCGCCGGGCGATGCCGACACGATCATCGCCGCCGGCATGGTCGAGCCGCTGGGGGTGCTGCTAGCTCGATTGAGATCCGAGTGGGACACGATCAGCAAGACGGAGCTCAAGCAGGCCGCCGACAGTCTGACCGCTCGCGTGCTGGTGCTTATGCAGCTCCGCAGCCTCAAGCCAGCCGCCCAGGCCATGCTGAATTTCTCGCTGTGCCACGCCGAGGCCAAGGGCGTTGAGTCCGACGCCAAAGCGCTCGGCTCGCTGGTCCAACAGGTCATGGACATATGGCTTGATCGCCTTTGCCATCACTGCGATGGGCGCGGATTCTCTGGCGGCTTTGCTGGCCCAAAGATCATGTGCACCAAGTGCGGTGGCTCGGGGAGCAGGAGGCAAGGCAAGCTGGGTGCGAACATTTCAGAGCATGCATTCGGGCTTTGGCTGCTCAATACGATGGACAACAAATGCGCGGCGTCCATGGGTCAACTGCGCAGGAAGATGAGGCGCGCATGATGTTGCAATCTGATGCAAATTACACGCTTGACAACCAAAACGCTCATCGCATAATCCGCGCCAAATCAAGGAGAGAGCACCGCCCCGCAAGGGCTTGATCTTTGGGCCAAGGCCCCACGCCAGCGCTACGCGCTTAAGCCGGCTAGACCGGCAGACGTTAGATGGATCAGCTCGCCACTACTTTTCAAGCCCGCCCGGCTCACGCTCGGCGGGCTTTGTCGTTTCAGGAGAATTCATATGCACTACCGCAACGGCCGCGAGGCCAAGAACGGCGACAAGATCGTCAAACTCGAAGGCGGCAAGGTTGTCTCCTTCGGTGTCCTGCACAGCGCTGTGCCGGGCAACGACTACTGCAACGGCAACATCGCCGTCGTGCAGCCGGCCAACGACTACGCCTGCATGGTGGACTGCCTGCACGTCGATGACGTGGCCGAGCTGCTGGACGCGCAGGGCCTGGCCAAGCGCCCCGAGGGCAAGTAACCCATCACGGCAGGTCTTGCCGGCGCGAACCGCGTCGCAGGCTAAGGGATTGAGACAGCCGCCCGCCACCAGTTGCCCTGCGCTACGAACGCCCGACCAAGCCTTGCACGACCGGGGCAGTAACGGGCGCAGGCATTCATCAAAGACGCGCCGCTCATTCCCCTTTAGCTGACTAGGGGTCCATCCAGGCGCAAATGTGGATGGATGAATCCGGCGCTGCGCTGCCCGGCGCTCAAGAAAACAGCAGGGCAGCACCGGCAAGGCTCAGCGCCGCGAGGCGTAGACCGATGGGCCTCCTGTCCGCAGGAAGGAGACGGACATGGGGAGACCCTCAAAGCTTAATGATCGGCAATGGTCCGAGATTCAGCAGCGCCTTCTCAAAGGCGAGAAGGCTGCAGACTTGGCGCGCGAATATGGAGTTTCAAAGACTCGCATAAGCGAACGCTTTTCGGAACGTATCGGAACGGTCAAAGCTGTTGCAAATCAATTGGTTGCGGCGGAATCCGCTTTGCGTCAATTGCCTGTTACGGAACAGCTCCAGGCCCTCAATCTGGCTGATGAGCTGCGGGCTATCAGCGCGCACCTTGCCGGCGCGGCGAAGTACAGCGCGGCCACATCGCACAGGCTGTCTGGCATCGCTCACGCGAAGGTGCAGGAGATTGATGATGCCGCGCCGCTGAATGAAGAAAGCCGCGAGGCCCTCAAGGACGTAGCCGTTCTGACCAAGATCGCCAACGAGGCGGCAACGATCCCGCTGAACCTGCTGAATGCGAACAAGGAGACGGTCAAGGAGCTCAACCAGGCCGCCAAACCAATCCCGCAGAAGGTGATGGTCGAAGTGGTGGACGCAAGCGCGCCAGATGCCGAGGCTTAATCGGCCGCAAGCGCAGTTCCTGGCGCTGGATCGCAAGTACAAGGCGTTTGTCGCCGGGTTCGGGTCCGGAAAGACTTGGACTGGGTGCGCAGAACTCTGCAAGTTTGCGTGGGAGTGGCCCGGCGTCAATGCCGGATATTTCGCACCGACATATCCGCTGATTCGAGACATTTTCTTCCCAACCATGGAAGAGGTCGCGGAGGATTGGGGGCTTGAGGTTGAGCTCAATGAGAGCAATAAGGAAGTTCACCTCTACGCAAACGGGCACTATCGAAACACGGTGATTTGCCGATCGATGGAGAAGCCCGGAAGCATCGTGGGCTTCAAGATCGGCAAGGCGCTTGTCGATGAGCTTGATGTGATGGCCATGACAAAGGCTGAGCAGGCCTGGCGCAAGATCATTGCTCGGATGCGCTACAAGGTGGATGGGCTGCGCAACGATGTGAGTGTGACGACAACACCCGAGGGCTTCAAGTTCGTCTATCAGCAGTTCGTCAAGCAGTTGCGCGAGAAGCCCCAGCTCAATGAGTTGTACGGGCTGGTGCAGGCGAGCACTTATCAAAATGCCAAGTACTTGCCGGATGACTACATTCCGTCATTGCTGGCGAGCTACCCGCCGCAACTGATCCAGGCTTACATTCGCGGCCAGTTCGTCAATCTGGCGAGCGGCAATGTGTATCCGGACTTTGATAGGGCACTGAACCACACAAGCGAGTCCATTCGCCAGCATGAGCCGCTGCACATCGGGATGGACTTCAACGTGATGAACATGAGCGCTGGGGTTAGCGTCGTTCGTGATGGTAAACCGCTCACGCTGGAAGAAGTCACGAAGGTAAGAGACACACCAGCGATGGCGCTGAAGATAAAAGAGCGCTACCTGGACAAAGGGCACTCGGTCACCATTTATCCAGACGCCAGCGGTCAAAACACCAGCACGAAAAACGCCAGCGAGTCTGATCTAAGCATCCTCAAGCAGGCTGGATTCAAGATCGAGGTCAATAACTCGAATCCAGCAGTCAAAGACCGCGTGAACGCAGTAAACGCCATGCTGCTCAATGCGGCCGGCGAGCGGCGTTGGAAAATCAATACAGACGCATGCCCAATGACAACAGAGTCACTGGAGCAGCAAGCATGGGCCGCAAGCGGCGACCCAGACAAAACAACTGGGCATGATCACATGAATGACGCCAACGGCTACTTCATCGTGAGGCGCTGGCCCATCGTGAAACGCACCGCGACCGTTACCCCTCTCCGAATGTGAGCCTATGGCAGCAACTGTCGCAACCGTCTCTGATGCAGTCGAAGCCATGGCCCCCGATTGGGAGCTGGCGCGCGCGCTGCTGGGCGGCACACGGGCCATGCGCGATGCTGGCGAGGTCTATTTGCCAAGGTGGCCGAACGAAGAGCAAGGCGCCTACGATGCTCGTCGCAAAGTGGCTGTGCTGTTCCCGGCCTATGCCCGCACGGTGCAGACTCTGGCGGCCAAGCCATTCAGCAAGCCTGTCACCATTGGCGAGGATGTTCCGACTCGGCTGCAGGAGTTCTGCCAAGACATCGACATGCAGGGCCGCAATCTTGATGCCTTTGCTGCCGACATCATGGAATGCGCGCTTGGCTACGGTCTTGCTGGGATCTTGGTGGACTATCCGACAAAGCCCGAGGGTGTTCGCACGCTAGCTGACGAGCGCTCGCTGGGATTGCGCCCCTATGCGGTCCAGATATTCCCTTGGCAGATCCTGGGATGGATAGCGACACGCAAAAACGGAGAATGGTCACTCCAGCAGCTTCGCTTCATGGAATGCGTCGAAGAGGCCGATGGTCAGTACGGAATCAAGAAGATCGAGCAAGTCCGCGTCCTGATGCCTGGTGCGTGGGAAACGCACCGGCAGAACGAGAAGAAGGAATGGGTGTTGCACGCGTCTGGCACTACCACGCTTGGCTATGTGCCGTTTGTGCCGGTCTACGGACAGCGCACAGGATTCATGCAAGCCAAGCCGCCACTGATTGAGGTCGCCAATCTGAATGTGGCGCACTGGCAGAGCGCCAGCGATCAGCAAACCATCCTGCACATTGCCCGTGTACCCATCCTGGCCGTGATCGGCGTCGATGATGACAAGTGGACATTGACAGTTGGCGCATCAAGCGCCGTGAAGATCCCGCTCAACGGAGAAATGAAATGGGTTGAGCACACCGGTAAAGCGGTCGAGGCCGGCGCCAATGACCTGAAGGACTTGGAAGAGCGCATGCGCCAGGCTGGCGCCGAACTGATGGTGATAGATCAGAAGATCACGGCTACCCAGGTGAGCACTGAGAACGCCGTTGGCATGTGCGCTTTGCAGCGCATCGTTCAGGGCGAGGAAGATGCACTCGACCAGATGCTGAAGATCTTTGCCGACTGGATTGGCGAACCTGAAGGCGGACACGTGACGCTGTTCAACGACTTCGCGGCATCGACGCTGAGCGATGCCACCACGCAGATGATCAAGGATTGGGTTGCGGCAGGCTTGTTGTCCAAAGAGACGGCATTCAAAGAGCTGCAGCGGCGTGGCGTGATCGCGGCGGACATTCTTTGGGAAGACGAGAAGGGCTTGATTGAAGCCGAAGGCCCGCAGCTTGGCCTGATGCAAGATCCTACAAGCCAGGGCGGGGCGGGTGGTGGCATCGGTCAATGAGATCCTGCTGGATGAGGCGGTTCATCACGCAGTAGATACGACGGGCTATTCAAATTGGGTGGTTCGCCGCCTGATCGCTTTGCTGAATCGCGTTGACGCCGATCTGTTCGGCCAGTTGCAATCGCAGCTCCAAGACCTGACGCCGGAGAACTTCAGCGTTCAGCGTCTTGATGGTCTGCTGGTGTCGGTGCGAAATCTGAACCGCCAGCTCTATGACCAAATAGGCCGAGAGCTGACAGACGATCTGAAATCACTGACGCAGACCGAGCTCACCTATCAGGCCGATCTTTTCAAGGCTGTGCTGCCGGTGCAGATCAACGTCGCATCAGTGAACGTGGAACAGGTTTACGCGGCAGCGATGGCAAGACCCATGCAGGGCCGCTTGCTGAGTGAGTGGGTTTCGGGGCTTGAGGCCAATCGTGCGGCGAGAATCAGAGACACCCTGCGTATGGGCTACGTGGAGAACAAGACCACCGCCCAGATCGTGAGAGAGATTCGCGGAACGCGCGCCAAGGGCTATAGCGACGGCATCATTGAGATTGATCGGCGGCATGCAGAGTCGCTGGTTCAGACGGCCATCAGTCATACGGCTGGCGTAGCGCGAGACAACATGCTCGCGGCAAATGCCGATCTGGTCAAAGCTGTGGCGTGGCATTCGACACTAGACAACAAGACCTCGCAGCCTTGCCGCATTCGGGACGGGCTGCAATACACGCTGGACACGCACAAGCCGATTGGACACAAGATCCCGTGGCTTGGTGGGCCTGGGCGCTTGCACTGGCGCTGCCGGTCCACCAGCAGCCCAGTGGTGAAGAGTTGGCAAGAGCTGACGGGCGTTAATCTGAGTTCGTTCACGCCTGAGCAGCGCGCCAGCATGGATGGCGCAGTACCTGCTGACCTGACCTATGGTGATTGGCTCAAGAAGCAGAGCGCGCAGCGGCAGGATGAGATTCTCGGCCCGGCGCGCGGCAAGCTGCTGCGAGATGGCGGGCTTGAAGTGGCGCAGTTTTCGAACGACAAAGGAAAGTTCCTGACGCTGGAGCAGCTTCGTGATCGCAATACTTCGGCATTTCGCCGCGCCAGCCTATGATTGACGGGTGACACTCACCATCGTACCGATCCAACCCGCGCCGAAACCGGACAAGAAGCAGCAGATGCTCGACCGACTCGCTGCTTTGGCGCCGCCTGAGTTGCTCAAGTGCCACCGCTGCGGGTCGATGGAATTTATTGAAACCCGCGTAGGCGTCGAGCGAGCCGGAAAAGGCAAGCCCAAGGGCGGCAAGAAAACGCTGATCTGCATGCACTGCATGGTTCTCAGGCAAGAGCGGGTGGAGATCCGCTAGCGTCCCTGGAACTCACAAACACAGGCCGCCCAGGCAACCGGGTGGCCTTTTGCATTTCTGGGCCAGATATGGGCGCAATCACCATCCTCTTTGTTGTGTGGGTGGCTTGGGCGGCGCTCAATGCGGCCCTGCTGGTGTTGTCGCCCTGGATCGTGCCGGATCGCGCCGGGGCGTTCACAAACGGCCTAGTGATTGTTGTTCCAGAAGCGCTGCGATCCCAGCTAACGGCTAATGAACTGGCAGCCATCGAGGCGCATGAGCAGGGTCATATCGCCCACATGCACGCCCTTAAGAACTGCTTGAGGTCTTGCCTTCTATTGCCCAGGCCGAAGGCGCTAGCAATGCAGCAAGAGCTTGAGGCCGACGCCTTTGCTGAATCTCACGGCCACAGATTAGCGCTGGCAAGCGCGCTGCGCCGCATGAGCTCACACCCATTTGATCTGGATCGAGCCAGGCTGCTCGACCCATGGCATGAAGCCGAAATGAATTGAATCCAGCCGGGCCGCGTGATGCGTTCTGGCGTTCATGGCCGAGTGATTCGGCACCCAACACCATCGAGAGGATGGCTCACAAATGCAAACCCTGAAGCAACGCACCCTGAACAAACTCATCATCACCATGATGGCCCGCGCCGGCCTGATCAACTTCGGTTTGGCGTTTTCCGTGGATGCTATCGACGCAATCCCGGAAGCCCAGCGCAGCCTCTACAAAGAGTCGAACGGGAAGTTCGTACTCGACCTGGATGGCTACGAAGACCCGGCAAACCTCAAAAGCGCCCTGCAGAAAGAGCGCGAGCGTGCCAATGCCCTGGACAAGCAGTCCAAGGCTTGGGCCGGTATGGGCAAGAGCCCCGAAGAGATCCAGGCGCTGATCGAGGCGCAGCGCAAGGCCGAAGAAGACAAGGCCCTGAAGGGCGGCGAATTCGAGAAGCTGAAGCAGCAGATCATCGACCAGCATAAGGGCGAGCTGGGCAAGAAGGACGAACGTATCCAGACCCTCACCAAGAGCCTGGAGCGCCGCCTGATTGATGCCGACGCAACCGCAGCGATTGCGGATGCCAAGGGCGTCCCGGCACTGCTGCTGCCGCATGTCCGGGCCGCCACCCGCGTCGTGGAAGATGGTGGTGATTTCAAGGTGCAAGTTGTTGACGCCGCAGGCAATCCTCGCGTCAACGGCGGCGGTGAATTCCTCTCGATCTCGGATCTGGTCAGCGAGATGCGCCAGTCCGATGTATTTGGCCGCGCTTTTGAACCGTCCGGTACCGCTGGCGGCGGCGCCCAGGGTGGAGGCTCTGGCAGCGGCAGCAAGACGATCAAGGAGGCTGCATTCAATGCACTGCCTCCGAAGCAGCGCGCGGCCAAGATGGCCGAGGGCTACACGGTCGTTCCGTAACCCATTTTTCGCAAACCCAGAGCCCGCCATGAGCGGGCTTTTCCACATCTGAAAGACCCAATCATGAAGAAGACTCTCTTTTCTCTGTTTGCGCTGGCCGCTATGGCTTTCGCTTCGGTGGCTTCGGCTGCCGGCAAGGCCATCGGCGATGCTGTGCTTGGCGCGCTGGCCAATCAAGGCATTGTGCTGGGAGCAAATATCTTCACCGCGCTTCAGCCGACGCTGTTCAGTGCTGCGCAAGAGGTTGCGGCCGAGCCGTTCGGCGTCATCAGTGCTATCAATGCAAACTTCGATGACAAGGGGGTTGCAGTTGGTGATACCGTGAAAGTTCCTGTGGCGCCAACCGCGACCGCAACCGACTTCACGCCTGCGGCAACATCATCTTCTGGCGACGACAAGACGCCTACCACGGTGGATGTGTCCATCACGGCGTCGAAGAAGGTGTCCTGGCACATGACCGGCGAGCAGATGCGCTCGCTGGAGAATGGCGGCAACGATACCGAGTGGGTTCGCCAACTCGTAGCTCAAGGCATGCGCACTCTGCGAAACCTGGCCGAGGCCTCGGCTTGCGTGGCCATCAAGCAAGGTGCCTCGCGCGCTATTGGCACGGCTGGCACTAACCCGTTCGCCTCCGACATCAATGCTATTGCCGATCTGCGCAAGGTGCTGATGGATAACGGTTCGCCGCTGGCCGACCTGCAGTTGTGCATCGACTCCACGGCCGGCACTGCCGCGCGCAAGCTGGGCATCGTGCAGCAGGCCTACCAGGCCGGCAGCGACCAGGAGCGGCGTTCGGGCGACCTGCTGCGCCAGTTCGGCTTCGCAATCCGCGAATCGGCCGGCATCGTCACGCACACTAAAGGCACTGGTGCGAGCTATGTGACCTCTGGAGCCACGGCTATCGGCGTGCGTGATGTTGCGCTTGTGACTGGCACCGGCACCGTACTGTCTGGCGATGTCGTGACCTTCGCGGCCGACTCGGCCAACAAGTACGTGGTCAACACCGGCGTTGCAGCCCCCGGCACTATCACCCTGGGCCGCCCTGGTGCCCGCGCTGCGATTGCCACCGCCAATGCGCTGACGGTCGGCAACAGCTACACGCCGAACCTGGCATTCGAGCGCAATGCGGTCGTGGGCATCATGCGCCCGCCGATCTTCCCTGAGAACGCCACGATCCAGAAGACGCTGATCAGTGATGCGTTCGGCATGACCTACCTGCTGCTGCAGATCCAGCAGTACGGCATGACCACATGGGAGCTGCATCTGGCCTACGGCTTCAAGGTCGTGCAGGGCGAGCAAGTTGCAATCCTGCTGGGCTGATCTATCGCCGGGGCTTCGGCCCCGGCTTTTACCCCATCGGAGAACACCATGAACGACCTGATTACCGTCGCCAAGGGCGGCGAATATATCGAAGTGCACCCGACCTGCCTGCAAGCGCACCGCGAGCTTGGCTGGCGCGAGTGCGAGCGCCGCGAGCCGGCCGAAGACCCCGAAGGCGCTAAGAAGGCCACCGTCGCCAAGCTGCGCGATGCGCTGACCTCCAAGGGAATTGAGATCCCCGAAGGCGCTAAGAAGGCCGACCTGCAGGCGCTTCTCGACGCCGCAGCCTGATACCACCAACAAAGAACACAAGGCCGAGCCATGCCCACTATTCGCGTTTCTGATTTGCCGGTTCGGCTGATTGTTCCTGTCGGTCAGGTGCTGACAATTACCGCGCCCTCTGGGTCTTCCGCTTACGTCGTCCAAGAATCAAACCTTGATCCGGCCGCAACTGTTACCGGAACAACCCAAGCATTCGGCCCCTACGCATCCACAAAGAGCCTGGCACTCACATGCACCTCTGGTGCCGTGATGTACACGGTGGGGGCCTCGACTGATTCGGCTGGTAGTGCGGTGTCAGGGGCTGGGAATTTGGCAGGCCGCCTGCTTTCAGCGATTGAAGCTGCCAGCCGTACCAATGCTCTGAATACTGCACCATGGACGCAAGCGCCTACATGGACCGCCAGCACCAACTATGGATACGGGCAAACCGTTCGTGGTGCAGTGGCAGGGAGTACGACGAACCTTTATATGTGCTGCGGTATTCCGGGAACGCCATCATCTAATGCGGGTGTTTCAGCGGCATCAGGTGGGCCTACCGGTGTTGGTCCTGCTCTGATCACGGATGGGACTTGTGTGTGGCTGTACGTGGGCCAGGCCGAGAGCACAGGAACGAAACCGCTCTATTCCACCGTCGTTCCGGCTGCATCCACGGATGTGATGAATGGTTACCTCACCGTAGTCAGCAGGACCGTACTTTCCACCATCGGGCTTTCGCAAAGTTATCCATTAACAGCCACAAACTCGCCTGTGGAGCTTTTTGGGTGTGTACTGTCGGACGAAAAAACACCGGTCCCGAAGAACAGTAATACGGCACTTTACCCAATCCGTTCATCATCCGTAATTAAGTACGTAGCCCGCTTTATCACGAATTCCAAGAAGTGGGTTGCACTAGACACACAGGCGCCGCTGTATCGGTACGGAGCTTCGATTCGGGCCATTAAGGTAAATGGGCGCCTGCTGTCAGAGAGTGCATTACTCATGTACAACGATGGGAGCACGGCTTTGGTTAGCGCAGGAGCATGGCTCCTGGATGTTTCAGGCTTCCCCCCTGGTGACAAAGTTATTGAAGTATTCGGGCACGGAAACGTCGGTGACTTCGCTAGAAATATTGTGGTGCAAGCAGACGAATTCGTTTATCCGTATACGCCTGCAAACAATCTAAAGATGGCCCTTGAGGGCGACAGCATCACCGACATGACGTATCTGTCAGATGTTGATTGCCGCGCACGCATGGATTGGGCTCTTGGTGAGTTGCTTGGCATTCCCAGCGTGTACAACAATTCAATCGGAGGGACGGGAGTACTTAACAATCGCCCCTGGTCTTGCACATCGGCCACCGTTGTTCCCGGTGATGGAACAAACGGTGCCGCTGTTGGTCAAGGTAAGTTGACTATCAATTCTGGATTCGTGGTGACTAGCTCATCTTTTGGAGCCGGGACAACTGTCATCGGTACAGGTGTGCCTGCTGGCACATATGTACTATCCAACATCTCCGGGTCAGGCAATGGATCCACTTGGATCGTCAATAACTCGTTTTCTGTGACAGCCATTGCCGCATCTGGGGCTGCAAGTGGAACTGCGTTTGATCGGCTTGCTGACATCGCGGCATTCCAGCCGAATATCCTTGTTCTGAACGGGACGCACAACGATGACGCATATGCGGCTGCGCTGCAGACATCCGAAAAGCTGCGCTACCTGCAAGCCGCACGAGCGCAGCTTGGTAGTAGCTGCATGATCGTTGTTGTCGGCGGGAACCTTCTACAAGCGGAATCCACAACAGGCTCACAGCTTGTCGCGGAGCAAACGCTGAAAGCCGCTTTCGATGCTTTCGCGGCGACTGACTTAAACTGCGCATTTATCCCGGTTCTCACATCATTTATTCCGCTAATCAATGGGAATAACGGGTACCTGTTCCAGGCGGGTGGGAGTCCATCCGGGTATTCCAATGCGCACCCCATCAGTTGGTACTACTACCACATGAACAATGTCATCGCCAACGGCATACGGAAGTTCATTCGGTCCAAGTTCTCCTCCTGATCTTCCCAGCCCCTGCCGGTGCCCACCATGA